TTGTTCGATGACTTCTGGGCTTAGGCCGCGGTCAGCAATTGCAGCATCGATGGCCTTAACCATAGGATAACTATCACTAGAACCCCAATCTTCTTGTACTGCTGGAGCAGGTTGTGCTTGAGCTTTGCTGTCAGCCGTCTGAATCTGTTTCATCATCTGCATGAATTTATTTCGATACATCGGGTTACTTAAAATCTTTTCAAGTGCATCTGCATACGGACTAAGTGCTTTTGCAAGTGGTCCGCTTATTGCGCCACCTTGATCTAATTTGCCTAATGCTTTTGAAATCATAGCACCGCTGGTATTAGCACCCATAGTTTTTTTAAGAGCATTAGCACCCATAGCTGCTGCTTGAGAGGGGTCTTGTTCAAAAATATTAGACAGTTTCATTTTTAGTTCCTTCTTGCGCTCTGGCTGATTACGTCAACTTCTTTGTTTTCTACACCCCTACCCATATTTGCTTGACCGTGTAATGTATCCCACATTGGCTTTAAGTTATCGCCCATAATTTCATCTTTGGTTGGATAATTTTTAAAATAGTCTGCGCCTTTTTCGGCTTTGATTTTTGCTAAGGTGTCTAAAAACTTTTTGTTATATTCTTCGCCAAAATAAGCAATATCAGCTACGCCTTCATTTTGCATTTCGTAATGAGTTTGGTCTTCTTTGCCTAGTACACTGTCGTCTTCTGTTACAGTGCGATCTACATTATATTCTGTGCGTTCTGCTGCATTATCTGCTTCCAGTCTGCGCGGATCTTTAACATTATAGCAAAGTACTCTATCGTGATCTAAACCTAAGTGTACTGCTAGCCATACTTCTAAAATTCTTTCATGCACGGGATATTTTAATACTACGTCAGTGCTGCATACTTCGCTGATTAGCTTAACACCTTTAGCACGAACAAATTCCATCGGATTTTCTTGAATCGGACTGCGTTTGAAAGATGCTACACTAACAACATTGTATTTTGCTAGGCAATTCTCAATAATGTCCAAATGCTCTGGCTTACAGTCAGCAGCAATCTTTACTCTAAATGAGTATTCTTTCTTGAAACTTTCAGTAATAAAATCTCGTAGTTGCATGGGTTAAATCTCCTGTTACAACTATTTATCATCTTAGTCAAAAAGAAAGGGGCCTGTAAAAGACCCCTTTCAAAAACATTTAATGTTTTACAGTATTAAGATACTACGAAACTTGTACCAACTGTTACAGCGGCGCCTGAGAAGTCGTAACCGTTAACAGTGTCTGTACCAACAGCCTGTAGCTGTGTTTCCAATGATACTTCGTCAAACTGTGAACCATCAACGATGCAGTGGATCTGACCACTTGTGTTTGATGGAATCAAATATACTAGTGGCTGAATGATTTGTAGAGCACGCTCTACTGCTTCACTTGGGGCATCATCTTCAGTTTGAAGATTTGCACCTGTGTCAACCATGATTAGTTTTAGATTGTTTTTAGCAATTAATGTGCCTGTTGCAAATTCTGCAACACCTTTAGCACCACCTTTTGTCTGAGCCATTTTATTCTCCTAATTTATTTTTAAGCCTATTAGGCTATGTAGTTATTTATCACTCTTACCTAACATTTTTAACAATTCATTACGGTCAAACGTACTCGAACTTATTTCTTCTGCTTCACCATCACCTATCTTTTTAGCAGTTTGGTCAACACGGGCTTTTTTAAGCATAAGATCAACCTGCTTTAACTTACGACTAACTTTGCTGTCTTTTGCTTCTAATGCAATCTTTAACATATTAGCAGCATTGTTAAAAACTTGACCTGCTGCCATATCAGTCATGTTCATACCAAGGCTCATAAGTTGCTGATAACTTTGCATAGCTTCTACAGCAATTGCATCCATTTCGCTATCATGTACTTCCATGCCTCGAACTTCTGCTAGTGCGTTATCAATTTTTTCGCTAATGCTAATTGCTTCTTGTACTTCGTCAATAGTAGCTACTGCACTAAATGCTTCATCATTGGCTTCTTGTTGAGCGCCAGATAGTACTTCTTCGAGCGGTGGTAAGCCAAATTCTTCTTCAAGTTTCTTAGTCATTGTTTGCTTCTTTAACTTTACCCATAGCTAACTCGTAGTACGGATCATCTGGTGATAATAATGTTTCTGGTGCAGTATTGTCTGCTCTAGTACCTATATCGCTGTTCCATGCTTCACCTGAGTCTGGTAGTACATATTGTGTACGATATCGTCGCTGTTCCATATTACTACTTATTAATTTTTCTTTTTAACTACTCTGCTTTTAGGTGTTCGCTTTTTATTTGTTTGAAATATCTGATCTTCATTTAGTACACGGAATCGTATTCCTTTACGCTGGCACCACTCTTGTGCTGCGGTCCATTTAGCAGAGTTAACCACTGTGGCTGCACGATTCTTCGCAGTCTTTGCGCTTTCTAGTGTAGTCTGATTTTTAGGTTTAATTTCTACGAGTTCAACATGTGTAGTGCCACTACTGTCCATATACTGTATCATAAAGTCAGGAACATAATTTGACCACTTGTTAGTGAGCGGATTCATATAAGGTATCTTGACACTTTCACTAGCCCACTTCAATATATGTGGATGCTGGTCGCACATACGCATAAATGCTAATTCCCAACTACTGCGGTAGTAAGGAATATTTTGCCCTACATATTTTTCAGGGCGTTGTACTGCATAAGCTGCTTGTGCAAATCTACTCATTACGGTTGAATTAACTGTCTAAATTTTGTAGCTGAATTATTTAATGGTCTAACTAAATTAATTCTATTGCCCACTGGACGCATTGCGTTAATTGCTTCATACGTATCCACAGTTAATTTTAATGAATTATCGTTTACCTCAAAATAATCCATAACATTTACACGTTCAACTGTGGCTACTCGTATTAACACATCTGCCATAGCTCGAGCATTTGCTTCTTTGAAGCCAGATTTTATTAACCGCTGTTGTACTTGTTCTAATAAAGTAGGATTAATAGGGTCGTCTTTATTAGTAAAAAGTTTTGATAAAATATCTGTACTTGCTTCAGGTAATGGAAATTTTACTGTAGCATTTTCTAAATATGCTACTAGTGTACCTTGAAACTGTTGGTATTTTACTTCGTTGCCGAATGTATCATATAAACTGGTTGAATTTTTTGATGTCATATCTTATTATCCATCATCTGAAGGTGGGACATACTGTGATTCTGCGGTGCTCCCGGAACCTGTCTCTTGTGCAGTGTTTGGCTGAGTTTTTGCTGGGCGGGTTGGAGCTACAACATTAGTTATTCCTTGTATAGCGCCGCCTACTGCGGTGTTAATTACTGCATCTTTAATACTGCCACCGTGTATGGCCGCGGAAAGTGCATTATCAGCAATGTCCCCTAATAGACCACCAATAAATGACTTTTCTTTTCCAGTAGAAGTAGCAAAGTTTGCTCGATCACCATAGACTGAAGGTAAAGGATTAGGTCTGGTACCAGACACAACCGTATCTCCTGTAGTGCCGCCAGCAGCAGGGGCAGCAGCAACAGCACCGGCATTTGTGCTAGTTGGCGGGGTTCCGGTGGCTGTCGCGACATTGCCCGTTGCAGTGTCAGCTGGCCGCGTTGGGCCTGGCTGATCCGTTCTAGTGTATTCTGGAAAAATATCCGTACCACTTAGCGTCTTTACTGTGCGTTCTTGCAATAGTACGGGCTTATTAAATGGCACAAATGCAGGACCCTTAAAACCTCTAGCATTTTCAAGCCTAGATATATCAAACTCGCTTAATCCAAAATTAACTTGTTCGTATATAGTAAACGACTCGTATTCAAAAGTCATGTCAAATTCCATAACGTCCGAACTAGAATAATCAAGTTCTCCAGTTTTAAAACGTGTCATCACAGGATTAATTAAACTATATTGTATGCCTGTATTACCATGATAAAGTACATAATCAATGCGTTCAAAGAAATTAGCTAATTCGTTTATGTTATAACCATACGAATTACTATCCCATAAGTCGCTGCCGTTTAAACCAAATTCTGATCCTTCATTAAGATCACTACTGCGGCTGAATCTAGGGTCGGCGCCGACATCACGTTCGTTATACTGTTTGTTTCTAGGATTCATATAATGATAGCTAAAATATTTCATAAACATTATTAACCATTCATTATTAATTGTGTCAAATACCTTAATATCGACCGGTTGATATTCGACGCCCGTGTTAATGATACGTTTTCTATTATAAGAGTTCTTAGTTTCTGTCTTAAATTCTACTTCGGGCAGAGTGGCACTTCTGACTAGGCTACCCAACCTAAGTCTAAATTCAGAATTAATGTCGGTGCCGTAGAAACTGTCACCGTATAATTCACGGTTAACAACAAAACTTACATATCCTTGGAATTTTTGACGCGGTGGATTTTGATCTGGTCGGAACCCGTATGCGTTGCGGAAGTCTCGTGTATAAAAGCCGTTGCCGCCGCCTGGACCGAAAATGTCTAAAATTTTTCCAACAATGCTCATGCATTCGACTCCGCTAAAGAATAATAGTGTAGCCGAAAACGGCTACACTATTTTTACCCAAATTATACAGTTGTAGTAGTGTTAATTTCAGGTGTATCTTGTGGGAACGGATTACCAGATGTTGTTCTACCGTTAACATCATTATCGCCTTGATAATGTGTAGCGTTATCGTAACGTACCTGCATAGTAACTGTCACCGGTTCGTTGGTGCTGTAATCACTGTCGCTGTAGTCGACGTTAGTGAAGAAGCAGCCTTCTAAGAACCAAACTTCGCTTGCGCCAGCATTGACACCGTCTAGGATTTCAATCTGCATATCAAACTTATAGTCTGAACCTGCTGCTGGTGTTGACTGTTGGAAGTGATTTAGCTGACGCTGAATCTGTCCGCCAACAAGTTTAGTTACGCTGTTGGTGATATCATCACGCACAACAACTGAAATCTGTTCCCAGCTGTGCTTGCCCTGTAGATACATTCTCGAGTTGTAACTGTCAATAGTTACTTCTTCATATGTAATCTTTGGACGGCTAACGTTTTGTACGTTTTGAGTTAGTACTCTTGATTCAGGTTCGCCTGCAAACCCACCAAGAAAGCTAACACGGAAACGATACTTTAGCTTAGGCATTAAGATACCTGAGCCTGTGTTACCGGTAACAGGAACACCAAATTTACTTCTGGTTTCTGTTGTATTAATATTTGCCATCTTGTTCTCCTACGAACGGTTAGTTCTTTCTATGTAAATATTTATCATATAAACGGAAAAAACATTAACTCTTGTTTTAATTTGACAAAAAAAGGGGCATCACTGCCCCTTTTTCCGTACAGCAAAGAATAAATCTTACTGTGATGAGCCCAACGTATTTTGGATACGAATTGGAATGTAGATGAACTCAACTGCCTTGACTGGCTGGATAGCAATGTCAATGTGCAATTCGTTACGATCGATTCTTGCTGGTGTGTTATTTGTTGTATCACACACTGTTAGGAAGTCGAACAAACCACGCTGTGTTATCAGCTGACCTAAGAAGCGATCAACCACAACCTTTGCGTTTTGACGAGTAATTTCATCATTTGGTTCAAACAAGAATGGTTTCATGATGTCATCTAGGCGTTCACGAATGTAAACAACTAGACGTGCAACGTTAACACGATCCAATGCACTTGAAACAGGGTTTAGTCTTCTGACC